GCGAGGACCGACTGTCACGCTGGACCATCGATTGGAGAGTCTGCTCTGTGATCAGGTCATTGCGAACCGGGTCAAACTGTGCCTGTGTCGCAAGCATCTCACGAGCGCGCCCGTCTTGACCGTAAGGGTCACGGGAAGAGAAGCCGCTGCCAGCCATGTCGGGCCGCGTCAGCGATGGTTCTTCCAGAAACACCTGACGCTCTGGCTGACGAGGGTAATCTGGTACTTCTAGTGGCGCTGGCTCTTGTCGCCATGTTTGTTCCTGAGCACCCGCCGCTGGTGTGTGTGGCGAAGGCAACGGAATCTCGGTCGGCACCACACCCGCGCCCGCCTGGGGTGCGTGAGCACTTGGTGATACGGAACGTACAGGTTCTTGAAGTTCGGCAAATGTGCTAACAGGAGGTCGAGGGGGTTCATTCAATGGTGCCTGCTGAGTTGGTTGCGGTTGCTCAAATACACTGCCTGCCTCCATCAGATCGACCTCTGGTGTTTGTGGAGGTGGCGCAGCGGCAGTGATCTGCTGGTTGATAGCAGAGCGAAGTATCTGCGCGATCTTACCGCTCAGTTTTTGTTCGAGTTCGTTAATTTCATCCATTGGTTCTTACGCGGTGTTGTCGTTGGTTACAACGAGTTCATTCGTCGACCCGACCTTACGGGCTTGGGCGTTTACGATCAACGGGACTTCTTGCTTGCCGTTGATGATTGGCGTCTCAATAGGCCACTGAAGCACGCCGAAAGTGAATAAGGTCGACTTGGTAGATGTCGTGAATTTAACCGTCGCCGTAGCCCCTGCCAGCGTGATGTTGTAGAGAGCTACGTTGCCTGAGTTCCAAGGCACCTGCGCACGGAACCCGATGTCGCGGTCACGAGGGATAAGCGAGTGAGGAACCAACGAGTTGACGTATCGAGCATAGATGTGATTGTCCCCGTAGATCATGAAGTTTTCGATGATCCGGGCTCCACCTTGGAGCGTGACAGCGGCGTCGCAGTCGGCGAACTGGTAGTACGTGCCAGTGTCCAGCGATGGAGCTGATCCAGGCCACGAGGTGCCCTTGGCGCTATCGCTGCCGATGATGTAGAGCCTGAGCATCAGCATGTCAGGTTCGCCGCGTTCGAGCAGTTCAGGTGCGCGACTACGCAACACCCACCGATCGACACAGCAGTTCTTGAACTCGAACGTGTCGTAGTCCATGTCGATCAGGATGCCGAAATACGGTTGCAGCTCAGTGAGCGAATGCACATCCCCCGACACGCTGTCACCGATCATGTGCGGCAGAAAGTCGGCGAACTGCTGGGAGCTGACCATCATGTCGATGTGGCCGGTGAAGTAGCTTGGGCCGTACCTCGCACGCTCGGAGCGATGCGAGCGACTGCCTGTGATGCCGTTGTCGGCACCAATGACGCGACCTGTCTCCTTCATCGTGACGCTCGCGTACTCGATGATGGTTCCGTTTCCGGTGGAGTAGTCATGTGTATCGGTATCACCAGCCGCACTGATGATGACCTTGGTAAAAACGCCTTGTGAGTGTGATCCGGCCGTCATTGGTTTACTCCCTGTTTGGAGTCCCTGGAGATTGCGGGGTATAGTCTACAGTCTTTCCCTTACTTCTGGGAACGTAACTCGCAGAAAGGCTCGTCACGCTTGGGGTGTATCCGGCCGCTTGGCCCTTAGTTAACGGCCGGTAGTCAATACTTGCACCCTTGCTTGAAGCGTTGTAATCACTCGAATGGCCGGTGGTTCTCGGAATGTAGCGGGTGATAACGACGTTGGCGATGAGAACAGATGCTGAACCACGGAACACACCGCTAGCGAACACGTTCGCCGCGAATGTCTTGGCCTCGAATGTGTCTTTTGCACTAGCCATACACCACCGCTGTTCTATTTCCGCTGCTGTCTACCGTTACGGTGGCTCTAGTTGTCGCGCCGTCAAGCCCGACAAAGACCTCTGTTCCTCCTCCAGCACCAGATATCTCACCGCCGCAAATTGCTGCGATGATCTGCAGTGCGGCCGGCATGGTCTTGCCGTCCACGAGCACGAGGTCGAGTCCAGTCGACACGAGCGAGTACCCGGTTTTGGTTGTCGGGACGGCGTCGATCAGTGTCTTAAGCGCGCCAAGCCCATCTGTCCCGTTACTGAGATCAGTGTTCACTGTGTCGACCAGCGTTTTCAATGCTCCCAGTCCGTCAGTTCCGTTACTGAGATCAGTTTGGATTCCATCCGCGACAGTGTCTAACGTGTCTATCAACGCCTTGAGTGCGCCTAGTCCGTCCGTGCCGTTACTGAGATCGGTCTGCAACGCGGCGATCTCGGTGGCTATCGCGCCAAAACTACCGCCTGCAACATGTGAAGATTGGGTTTCGTCCCAAACTTGGTCAGCGATTGCGTTAGCTGTGGGTGGCGTGCCTGTATAGGCGCTGTCAGTACCGCGCATTGCTGTGGTTGGGATTGCGTCGATTAGGAGATCGAGACGACCGCCGTTGATCCAGTCGGTGCATGTAGCAAGACGAACTTCGGTACACACAGAGGCAAGGGCGGCAGAGTCGGTGCCGCGCATGGCGGTAGTCGGGATGGCGTCTATTGCTGTTTTCAGCGCGGTGAGTCCATCAGAACCGTTCGCTAGTTCGTCCCTGATCGTATCGAGCAGGCTCGCGCCGTTCTCTTCGAGTTCGGTTTGAATTTGAGCTACGGTCGGTGGCGTTCCAGTATAGGCGCTGTCAGTACCACGCATGGCGGTAGTTGGGACGGCATCAATCAATGTCTTGAGCGCGCCTAGTCCGTCCGTGCCGTTGGCCAGATCAGCAATAATGGTGTCTTGTTTGGCTTCAGTGGCATCCCCACCACCACCACCACCGGATGGCGCTTGCTCCAATGCGTTGGTGGTGAATCTGGATACGCCTGAGTCACTCTCGACAATTTCATTTAGTAGTGCGGTCGACGTTCCTGGTTTGCTTGCGGGATCGTAGTTAACAGCCAACAGATGGTCTAAGTGAATGTCAGTCAAGGCTGTCGCCACGTTCGCTGGGGTTGCAGCGCTGTCAGTACCACGCATGGCTGTGGTTGGGACGGCATCAATCAATGTCTTGAGTGCGCCTAGTCCGTCCGTGCCGTTAGCCAGATCAGCCATAATGGCGGCTGTATTGGTGGCGAGCGAGGACGCGGAAACTATGCTGCCACCACAGGCGATGAGATCCACTTTAGGTAAGCCTGCAATCGATGTGGCGACACATGCCGAACCGAGCCACTTAGTCACGTCAGCGGAACGTGCGCTCAGCGGGATCAACTGGGCTTCCGCTTTAACACCGGTAAAGAAAATGTGGATAATGACGTAGTCCCCGGCAGAGACAGCAGCGTCTGGTAGATCCAGTCGGTAAAGCCCCTTGGCATTAGTGGCGTCAACCTCCTTGAATCCCCCGTCTGCATGTAGGGACGAAGGGTTGCCAAGAGTAACCAAACTAATGGTCACTTCAGTACCGCGATTGCGAGTGTACGAGCACTTGACACCTGCCGAGTTGTAAAGCAGTCCTGTCTCTTCCAAGAACGTGGTGGAATCTACGAGCATAAAGTAGATCGTTACGTCCGTGTCACCGGCTACGATTCCGTAGTCCATCACATCCCCCCGCTAACTTGAAATCCACCGGACAGTTGCGAGTGTACTGGCGATCCTCCTGCTGGCGAACCCGCGTCTGGGCACTCAAACCATGCGCGATTAACATACGACGTTATCATTGCGCCCCCACTCGTATCAGTTGCAGTAATCACCAGATTTAAGTCAGTATAATCAGTTAGCTCAGTGTCGATATCGGTTGAAGCCAAAACCATCGTATAATCAGTCCCCGATTCATCTGCCGAATACGCTACGGAGAAATCCTGATTTTTAAGAGACGTGGTCCCCTGTTTCAAGTTGATATTAAGCGTGACGCTTCCCGCATACTCATCGTCCACATAGGCATTAACCACCACCTTGTGGTTAGTGTGATCCGCTGGATCTGTTACGTTACCCAAGGTAAATGTAGCTTCTTCGCCAGAGTCGTCCGAGTGTGACACATATATGCTGTCCGTCCCTCCCGAAACCTCATCAATGGCTTCGTATAAATCACCCGACATTGCGCTGCTCGCCCAATTCCCAATAGCAGTGTCAGAATCTGGTCGTCCGTATTGTGTCATACTTGCACCAGCTCGTTTAAGATATTTACGCAGCTTGTCGATGTGATCGAATCAGCCATGCGTCACCGCATCGCATTCGTCCGATGTTTCCCAAGCCATCACACGTCCCGTGGTTCAAGAAAGTGCGTCCAAACCGTCCAACTGTAAACATCTACGTCTTTGTTACTGAACTCTGCTGGTGGCCTCGGCCCATCAGTGACCGTGGTTGTCTGCTCGTCGGTGCCAGTGTCCACGACTCCCGACATGACCCTTTGACGGTGGAACTTGCGAATCAGTAACTGCCTGAGGGCGTGAACGGCAATCAAGTCAAGGGACATCTTCATCTCGTGCGACTTACAAACGATCACGTGGCAAGGGTAGCTGTATTGATCACGCTCGTTGGTGCCGGATCCAGGGAACTCTTTCGGCATGTCCTCGAACCGGATAGTGACGCCGCCAACGTCAAAGATATTTCGCCAGTTCAGTCGCAGGACTTCTACCGCGTCCGTGCGCAGGCCCGTCTTGGTCAGCGCTTCAACCGCTGTCTTGACTTCATTAAGAGCTTGGACATAAACGGGGTCTGCCATTTCAACTCTTACCGGGTGAAGCTGGAGTCAATGGAGTTAGCAATGTATGTCAAGTTGCCAGACTGGCCACCTGAGGAATTCGTCTGAATGACTCGGTCGTCAAATGCCCCTGCTCGCCGCAGGCATTTCTGCGAGTAAGCGAACCTGTCATCAAACGTGGATCGATCGAAGATGCGAGCACACTCTGCCTCGGCCAAGGCGTGAAGCGCTTCAAGCATGGACCCGGCCTCAATGTTGAGAGGATCAGAGATAGTGAACTTGGTTGACGATGCGATGTTGCCCGTAATAGACGCATCGATAGTCAGTGTTGTTGTGTTGGATAACCCCGATATGATCCTCTGCTCAACAAACGGATTGTCCACACCAGCAACGTCGCCAATGACGCTAGTCGGCTCGTCTGTCGTGTCACCGAACCGCAAGACGGAACCGACCATGTGCTTGGTGAACGTGGTGCCAACCCCGGTTACGGTTGTACCCGAAGTTGACACAGTGCCGGTCGAGTACTTCTCAACTCGCAGCGAGTTACCCTCTCCTCGCATCATGTACTCGTACGTTCTGGCTGTTGCCGGTGGCTGTCCGAACCCAATGGCCATCGTTCCGAAGTAGTTGTGATCACCGAAGATCGAGTAATACCACGGCTGACCTGTCGTCACGTACCCCAACTTACGTTGCAGGAACTCGTTGGGGTCAACGTACTCAAGGACCTTAGACACTGACGTCACGTCGATAATGTTGCCGGCCGTGATGAAGTTGATCGGCAGCGGATAAGAGTCTCGATACCACTGGTACGCCGTTGCCGCAACGTCAGCAGCAGGGTTGGAGTTCACGGACAGTGTCAACACTGTGTCGCTGACTCGTGTCTCCACCTCGTAATGCACCTGGGAAATAATGACGTAACCAAATGCTGCATCACTTGGCCATGCACCCCCAGTGAGCGTGACCTCCCGTTCGTTGGTGCCTCCGGTGTGGTCATAGACAAGAGTCCCAGTCCCGTAAGACGCGGTCGTTTGAAGCGACCTCTTCTGCAGACTATGCGACCAATTGCGGGCTCGGTAGAGTGAACGATACCCGGCGAGCGCAGCACGCTTGGCACCACGCAGCTTTCTGCCTGCGCGACTGAGATCGAACACATCGAGCAAGTGCTCGACAAGGTCCTGAAACGTCCACAGTGCGGTTTCTGCGGCAGTCATGAGTTCCTCATTCGGAGAGCGTTAGGAAGACATCGCCGTCGTTGTCACTCTGAATCTTGACGGCAGTTGCACCATGCAATTCTGGCGGGAGCAAGTAAGCCTTGGTCGCTGCAACGGTCTGGGTGATCGCTGTGCCACCTTCATCGTGAAGGGGAATGAACGTGCCACCCATCGACTCAGCTACGTGAAAGGTTAGCAATGTTATCGTCGATCCTGTTGGAATGATGATATGACCCAGTCGCATTCCAGCGAACGGGATCTCGGGAGTGTCAGCGACGACCGAGTCGAGCGTCTTTGATAGTTCTCGGCACGTGTGCCCGCCTGTTGGCGCGAGGACAACCCGATCTGTGTTTTCCATACCTAGTGCGTCTAAAGACATGGCTGGATGATTCCCTATTCAATGCCCACCGACGCGGCGATCTTTCCGCCGATACTGTCGCCGTGCAGGCGTTTAAGCTGGATGACCTCTAGTTTGGTCAGTTTCATTGACGACGCTTTCTTGGCGGCGGGTTTCGCCGCTTTCTCGGCTTTTTCCTTACCCATCGTAGGGTCACCTTTGCGTGGAATGACGGTCAGTTACTGGACGATTTACGACGCGATGGCTTCAAGTTCAGTTAACTTGATGTCACGGTAGAAGACGCGAATCTTCAGCGGACTGTTACCCGTGGTGACTTCGCCGGAGAGGATGTGAACCACGATAGCCGCATTGGCTACAGACGCGATCACGCTGGTCAGGTTGGTGCCACTGGGACCAACGAGGGCAAGCGAGTCTGAGGTCTGGTCAAGGAAACCAGTGGACTCAACCGTCTGCGAGACGTTGACGCCGGCAGCGTTAGTGTACTTGAACACAATATCCTCTCCACTAGCGATGCCTGCATAGGCCGCGCTGTTGTAGTCGATGAGGATTTGAGCGCCCAAGAACTCACGGTAGATGCCGGCACCTGGAGCGGCAGCGACCTCGATCGGAGTGGCGTACAGCGCCAGCACTTGGGCAGTCGTGATCAACTTGTCGACGTACTTTGCGCCTCCGGTACCGTCGAGAGTGTTGAGCACTTCCTCGCCGGCAGCAGCGTTTCCTAAGCCAACGAGAAGTGCGTTCCGTGTTTGTTGTGACATGAGAGTCATGGCGTATTCCTTTTCGGACGTGAGGTCGTGAGTGGTTACTTCGTCTTTTTTCGGGGGTTCTTCTTTCGCTTAGTCTTCTTGAGGTCTTTACTTGTGAACGCTGGCTTGATGTCCGGTGCGTTCTCGAACTGACCGAATAGATCGGAGTCGGCCATGCCATGTCTCTGCTTCATCGTCTGGGCGATTTCATCGATCGACGAGCCCTGCGCATCAGGGTTGGTCATCTTCTCGACCATCGCCAGCTCGCGTGAGCGGACGGGGTCAAGGTGTTTGCCGCTCGGAGTTCCTTCCTCGTGCCGGCTAAGGTCGGCGTTTGTCTTGACCATCCCGTCGCAGGACCAGTTGCGTTGTTCGCAGATCGCTTTGATGTGACCTCGACCACCGGTCGCAGGAATGAACGCTTCAGGATCTCCCTCGAACCGTGCCAAGGCTGACGAGTACATATCGTGGATGCCGGGGTTATATCCGTGCGAACGTGCGATGCTGGCCAGATGGTTGAGCTGCGCCTCGCCACCTTCTCCGCTGAACTGTTTGTCGAGCGTGCCAATGTTCTCGAACAGTTCCCGGTCGGTGACTGCTGACGCGGACTGCTGACAGGCCGTCATCGCCGCCCACGCGTGCGCCACACCCTCAAGTCGCTGGCTGAAGTAGAACAGGAGCATGACCTCGTTGTCGGCTATCTGCGAGTCGCGGCATTCCGGGTACGTCTCAATGAGATCGTCGAGGTTGTGCGTGCCGTCCCGAAGCAGTTGAGCGACTTGCCGGGCACCTTCGAGGATGTATGGCATTTGAATTGGCATTATGATTCTTTCACTATTTTCAAGAGGCGGTCGAGTTCTTCATCCGTTCTGTTGCCTGTTGCTTCTATCACTTCTTCGCTTTCCCGTTGCTTGATCCATTGGAACTTGGCTTAGCGGCAGCGGCCTTCTTGGCCAGCGTGATCTTGGTTCGGTGAGATTCCTGCGCCTGCCTGATATCCTGATCGTGCTTCTCTTCGTCCTGATCGAAGTCCTGTGAGAACCGGCGCTTGCCCTGCAACATCTGGCCGACTTGTTCCATCGACCGCTGTTGATGTGATTGGCTGGCCTGTTGCATACGCTGGCCGTGCTGTTCCGTGCTTTGTTGCATTCGCTGCTGATGCTGCTGTGCGGCCTGCTGCATATCCTGCTGCCGCTTCTGTGCTTCCTGCTCTGCTGCTGGATCCTCTTCTTTCTGCTCAGGTTGAGGAGGCTGGTAGAGCATCCCAGAAACGTCCTGATCGGACGCCTTGCCCCACAGGATCTTGGCACCGTTCATCGGGCCGAAGTCACCCGTCATCTGAGCGTACATCTGATCGAGCGGAGCGAAGTACTGCATGAGCTGTTGCAGGTTCTCGGCGTCGCGTCGCTTGTCTGGTCGGCGGGCACTGTTGGCCAGCACGGTCGCCTGCAGTTGTCGCGTGATTACATCGGTATCGGCCGATGTGACGTGCTTCTGCCACAGGTATTGCTCGACCGGGTTGAACAATCCACTGAGGTCTTTGGCTTGAACGAACCAGCGGGCACACATCTTTTCCATGCTCGCGCACACGGACAAGGCGTCTTCCACCTTGCCGGCCATGTGCTCTGGTCGGATCTTAGTTTGGTCTGCTCGCTGTTTCACATCCTCGGCAACTCGCTGCACCTTGCCACCCTGCGACAAGCCGGCCATCAGCTCGGTCAAGCCAGTACGGCGATCGAACTGGTACATCAGTCGATCAATGATCTGCCAAGTGTCGGTGTTGAGCGTAGGGTACTCAAGGAACTTGACCTGTTTGTCAAGGTCGAGGTCATGGTCGTCCAGCTTGATGATGCTTAAGTCCTGTCCGCTCCGAATAAGTTGTTCATTGATATCGCCAAGACTCTTACGCATGGCAACGAACGTACGCGAAGCGGTGTGAACGTGACTGGCCAACGCACTCATGAGGATGTTGATGTACGTCAGTTCGCCCAAGCCGGGCGCGAGTGGTGCAATAGCCCACGGGTCGTTGGGCTTGTTGTAGTAATCAAACAACACAACCGGCCACAGTCCGTCTTTCCAGTAAGGGATGGGCCACGCGAACCGCTCTGCGATCTCCGCGTCGGACGCTGACTTGATCAACTCGGTTGGAGCGTTCAAGAAGTAGTTACACTTGTCCGACACGACGCAGTAGGCGTAGTCGCCAACAACCTTGTCAAACGCTTCAGTGATTGGATCCGGCTCGACAGCCATGCCAGAGAGCCGTCCCCCGACGCCACCCTTGGACCATATCTTGTAGATGGTTCCCATGTCATACGAGACACCTGGCTTGCCACTGATCTGTGAGTCCCACTGAGAGTCACGACCTTCGGTACCACCTTGTCCGCTTGCGCTGGTGTGGGTTCCCTTGCCTCGCATGGTTCCCCTGGGAAGCGCAAACTCTCGTTCGATCTCCCACAGTGGTTTGGTTTCTTTCTTGATGATGTAGCGAGCGTCGTTGATCGTGGTGGCATCAGGATCGATAAACAGGTTGTCGACGCTGTCATAGAAGCAGCCGGTTAGCACGCGATCACTGCCCGGTGCAGCATAGGGCATCGGCCACAAGCACCCTCTACCCTTCACCAGTGATTCAGTGATCGCTTGCTCGGCGTGCCACGCAAGTCCGTTCGGTTGCTCGGTCGGCGTGTAGTTGAGGTACGCTGACAGCAGCATCGAGATCATGCTGTGATCCATCTTCTGCTGCTGAGTCATCTGCTGCGCCATCTGGAACAACTGTTGCGCCTCAGGACCCTGACCGAAGTGTTGCGGTTGGAGTTGGATCTCGGTGTCACGTGGATTGACGATGCGTATTGGGTTGCGCCAATAGAGCGTAGGGCCGAAGAGGGCAACCAGCTCGAACGCCTTGCAGATCGTTATCTTGAACTGAGGCGCTGGCACCGTTCCCAGAAACTCCCGCTTGAACTTCTCGTCATACATGAAGCCCATTGCACCAGAGAAGAATCCCATGCATTGATCAGCAACCTTTTGGAAAGGCTTCTTGTGCGTAATGCATTGCTGCAGTTTGCCCTTCCACTGCGATACCGCAGGGGACATGACATCATGCGTGATTGTATCTCTTACGTACGCAACCATTGGTTATCCCACTTCTTGCATCTCGGTAAGAACTTCGGTAACCAGTACTTTCGTCAGTCCCTTCGTTCCTCGGAAGCTTCTGAATATCTGCTCGGACGACCATTCCTCGTGTTGATTCGCTACATGAAGAATGGCGGCCTTGAGTTCTTCAAGGCTTGCCGGGGCTTCTTCAGGGCTTGCCGGGGCTTCTTCAGGTGCCTTCGGTTGTGTTGGCACCGTTGCTGCAGGGCTGTCGTTGAACACTGGAGTTGTTTGATCGTAAAGCGGTATCGACCTGGGGGCTTTCTTCTCTGGTACCGTGGCCTGCGACACCTCGGAGAACACACCGTCACGCTGCCGATTGTGGGGGTGGCGTTCGAGGTCTAGGTGGTTAGTGTGCTTGATGCCTTCTACGTAGCGCATCTGTCCACGTGACAGGATGGCCAAGTTGGCCACCGTTCCTTGCTCGTTGACACTGATGTCTTCTATCCACGCCACGCGGGCCTCGCTGTAGACGGGGTCGCCTTCAGGGTAGAAATAGACTTGTGAACCTTTGCGAAGGGGGGAATCGCTCATTGGTCGTCCTTTCAAACTAGGATGCAGGTCCACAGGTGACAGACATCCCCTGCTTATCCTTAGGTTGTCCACCCTTCCACATAGTGTGGAAGCTGGCGAAGACACTGTTCGGTGCCTGCGACGGTGGAGGTGGTGGAATGTATTTGAACTGTGCCATCGCCATGTACCGCGTCGTGTCCATCAAGTGATCTCGCTGACCCGTTGCTGGCCTCTCGTCAGCTTCAGAGCGGCCGACGTGCTTGCGGTATGTTTTGATTTCTCTGACCCAATCGGGGACGTGTTGCTCGATCACCTTGAGTCGTGGCTGGCCGGTGCGATTCTCAATGCCGAGCAACTCTCGAACGGCGAGGAGTCCTGTCTCAACGTCGTCGCTTCCGTACTCGAAGTTGGAACCCGTGTTGACGCACTTGATGCCCTGCCGATCGAACGCTTCGGCGTAAATCTGCCGAAACGTCTTGGCTAGACCGGCGATGCTCTGCCGGCCCATTCGACGATCCATCACCATCCTCTGGATCCACCGACCCTGCACCTTGGCTAGAACGGCCTTGGCTACCTGATCGGCATCTTTCATTCGCAGGTACAAGCAGTCGTAGAGGACAATGTGATCGATGCGGTCAAAGTCCGTTGGTGGAGGCACGGCCCAGAAAGAGATGGCAGTGTAGGAGTGACCTGGGTCCATCGTCAGATAGAGGGTCCAGTCGTAGGGGATCTGGTACTTCGTCGCGTGGAGGTGCAGCTCCAGCTTGGTCACGTCTGGATGTTCTGGTGGTCGTACCGCGTGAATGTCTCGACTGTAAGACGGGTACATCAGCACGGACTCGGTGACGAACTCACCCTTGTCACGTGCGCGAAGCACGTCATTGCCGTAAGCGGACCAGTCGGCAAGGGTCTTGACCTTCTCGTCTGGTGGCATGTACGGGTTCTCGGAGAACCGGTACTGGAAGTAAACGACCAGTGGATCCTCTTCTTCCTCTTGCTCCTTCGCCCGGTCACGCATGGTGAGCAGTGCCGGGTTTGAGATTCGAGGCCAACTCGACCAGATCATCTTTCCGCTGTGCGCGGTGAGCCGAGCGTACCACTCGACCACGTAATCGGGGAACTGAATGTCTTCGTCGATCCAAATCAGATCGCACTGATCACCTTGCTTCACATCACCCTTGCTGGTGAACAGGCGAATGACGGTGCCGTTCTTGAGTTCCACTTTCTCAAGCAGGTTGATTGTCTTCTTATTCCAGCCCCACTTGGCGACGTCTGACTCATTGATCAACGGCGGCGACGGGATACGCTCTTTGGACAAATGCTTGTCGACCGGGTCATCGAACCCACGCCATGCACGCCAGCGTTGCGTATCAGGGTCACGGACTATGGAGAACAGGCCGGGCTTGAACAGCTTGTCAAAGATCGTGTCAGCAAGGTGATCTTCACCAAGTCCGATGATCCAAATCAGCAGCGGCCACGGTCGCTCCTTCTTGCTCCAACAGAAGCCTGGGATCACCTTCCCGTCCGCTCCGTAGACTGGCCGGCGTAGTGCGGCCGACGCTGTCTCGACGGCGCAGACCGTGGTTTTGCCGGATTGGTTTCCTCCACCCGATAACCTCGTACGCGCGGGCGAAGAAAAGAATGGCTCTTGCCTGGGTTGAGCACGAAACAATTTCAGCGCATCGCGATCGCGGCGTTCAGCTTCGTCGGCGATTTGTTTGCGAAATAGCTGGCTCATGAGTATGTCTTGTCGTCTACGATCGTTTCGGGTTGGACAAACTGGAGGTCAAATCTCTTGGCGAGTTCGATAATTATGTTGGGGTCAAAGTTTGGGATGCGCTCTACGATGTCCAGCAGCAGGGAATTCTCCTTGGTGATCGCCTCTACAAAAACTTCTGTGCTGAACATCACCTGCAACTGTTCGTGATTCTCTACTCCAGTGAAGTCCACTTGCGCGTCAGCTTCGTGCAACAGCGCCCACACTCGGAAGATGTCCTTGCAGGCGTTGACCGATCTAACAGACCCTTGTACGTCCGCTGTCACCATCTCCTTGACTTGATTGGCCCAGAGTGCCACCAACCTTTCTATCCCGCCAAACTCCTTCTCGATTGCATTGGCAGCGCGCCGGATGGAAGTGATCTGATCGCCACCGTCTTTAGCGGCGTTGATCATCTCCATCACGCGGGAGGTGGATACCTTCTCCCACCGTCGTTTTGTTTTTTCTCGTGTTGCCATAAAAAGAAAGCCGCTTGCCGCGCGGGGCGGCGAGCGGCTATTCCCGTCGTGTAAGAAATAAAACGTGGGCTACAGGATGCCCTTCACGTTTGCCTTGAAGGCGGTGTTGGAAACACTAGCCGCTTCTTCGGCGATACCGGCCATCGACTCGACGTCGGCAACTGCTGGAGGATCGGCACTGGTTTTGAGTACCTGACCGTTCGCGGCCATGATGCACTCGTCATCGAATGCCACAGCGGTTCCACCGCTATGTCGTAGCAGCGTTGGACCGGCGACTACCATCAGGCAGTATTCGTCGTCGGCAACACCGGCTGCTGGAAGCCACGGATCAAGGAACCCGTCTGGCCGCTCGCCGGAACCAGCGTAGGCGTTGATCCCTAGCCCCGGCTTGAGGGTGTCAAAGACCACACCTCGTCCAGGCAGCAATGCACCACCACTGATGTTTCTGACAACCTTACATATTGTCGTTCGCCCATCGACATAGGCACCGCCACTCTGCGAGCCATCGATTTGCATGTTTGGAAGTTCAAACATGCCACCGTAAACTCCATTGTTAAGGCGTGTAGGGTGTTCACCGATTGCAAGTCCAACAGCATCCGAGCCAAGTGCCATGATTATTTCCTTTTTGAAAGTGCCTTTTAATGCTGCCGTGTTCGCAGATCGCCCGCGACCAATAAAGCAGTCCGTTTTTTGGTTATGACGATGCGTATGCGGAAAGTTTCGCGAAGTGCTTCGGGCGATAGCGGGCGTTGCCCCAGAATCCGACATAGAAGAGGTACGCACGGTCACGGATCGAGAAGTCAGGACCCTTGTAACCGAACAGGACCTTGTCCAGGCTGGCGAGTTCCATGTTCTGCACGTTGAACGCGTAACAGGTACCGGACGGCACCTCGAAGTCATAGGCCAAGGCCACGCCTTCTTGGTTGATGGCGTCTGCGAAACCCATTCCCTCGGACTCACGATGTGGAATCCGAATGCGCTGCTTGGCTTCCTGATGGTTCAAGTAGCCAGCGTACAGCTCGTTGCTCATAAGGAACAACTTCGGACGACCCTTTTGACCACCACGATTGGTCAACCAGATCACGGTCTGTCGCAACGCTCGTTCGCAGTTGCTTTCCCACGTGTTGGTTCCGGTTCCCCACGAGGTGGACGACCAGTTCACCAGCAACGGGCTGATGTAGTCATACTTGACCGGACCATTTCCATGAGGCCAATCGTTGGCCAATGCGGCACTCGGGCGGTCAGCGGCGGCAAGGTCGGTCGACCACGTTCCACCTTCGGTTCCGAGAACAGTGCTATGACCGGCATAGCTATCGTTCGGTTGCGCGACAAGATCACCAACAACTGGAGTCGTCTCGGCAAGGAATGATTCGTTTCCGTGAATCCGGTTATCGTTGCCGGTCGCGTTACCATCGATGAACAACTCGCCGCCGAAATGATCGGTCATCGCTTCCATCAGAGATGGAATGATTTCACCGTAGCGATCGAGGATCCGGCCGGGGCCGGCGTTCATCAGCATTTCTTTGTCCGTCATCATGTCCGTGCCGACGTACCCACGCCAGTTGAGCATGGCTTGACGCTGCAGATCGTGCCGGTTGAACGTGAGCGTTCCTGAATCGCCAGCGGCCTGGATGGGCTGCTGATTGAACTTGATGTTCCACTGACACACGGGGCTATTCGCGCCCAACAGGATCCTGCCATTCTTTCGCAGGTGCGCCAGTAGTATCCGGTTGCGAATGGTTTCGTCAGCGTAACCGGAGAAGAACTTCGGCGCTTGTTCGTGAATGACGCCGATCCATTCAGTGTCAAATGTTGAAAGTAGTGTGGCTGTGTTCGTCATCGGATTCCCCTTTGAGCGGAATTAAACTCGTTGGTTAATAGGCGTCGGGATGGACTAGGCCACGAGCAACAGCGGATTGCCGTAGCGCAGCGCCGAAATTCTGACCGTGGTCCTGCGGAATGGCCGCGTTGTTTGCGGCGCTGGCAATCGTTCCGTTCGTCTGCGGCGTGAAGAACGCCGGGTTGTTAACGGCCTGATTGATGACGCCTGGTTGTTGAACCAAGGTTGGTTGCGGCGCTACTGCAGGCTGGGGAAATACCTGCGGTTGCGGCGCGGGAGCAAACTGTTGAACGGGTTGCTGACCCCATTGCTGGGGCTGGGGTGCTTGTGGTTGCTGCGAGGCCGCCGCTTCGATCATCGGTTGCACAGCTTGCTTCAGGAGCCATTCGTCTGGTTGCGTTCCGTAGTTAACCTGGAACTCTGCGGCGAACTCCTGTTTCCGTTGCTCCACTGCTTGTCCGAGCTGTGTGGGCATTGGTTGATGGTTGTAAGGGCTGATCACGGCCTGACCTGTGTTCGGATCGATCTGCTGCAGGAGATGCTGATTGGCCGAATAGAACTCCCTTGCCGAATTGACTGAATTACGTTCGGCTTCACGGTTGTCGATGATTCGCAGTATCCGTTCCTCGCGCGCATCGAGTTCTTCAGAGAGCCCGTTGTCGTTGATGTACGCGAACGGGTCGGCGACGATGGCCTCGGCGCGTTCTCGCTGAACTGCTTGTCGACGGTTGGCAACCTGTGCGATTTGGGCGGCGACGATTTCGTTACCCTGCTTGGGCTTGTAGAGTCCGTTGGCCGGATCGATTTCCAGAAGGGAACCCCACTCCTCATTCCACGGTTCCTCTTGTGTCGTAGGAGTCGCTGGCGCTGCTACTGGAGCCGGCCCCACTGGTTCCTGTGAGATCGCTTGGCGACCGATGTCGGCCAGTCGCCTGAGTTCGGTAGCTTCGTTGGATGCATTCCCGATATCGCCCAGGAGCTGTTCATCGTTCAGGTAACTGGAAACCGGGTACCCCTGCTGGACCAACGTATCGCGTAGGTTGGTCGGCGATACCATCGGCATGGTTGGCACGTTGGCCGGTGGTTGCTGGTAGACCTGTTGAGGCACCGGTTGTTGAACCGGGGCTTGCACGGGCTGCTGCAGCGGTTGTTGCATGACCGGTTGTGGTTGCGGAGTTTGCGCTACCGCCGGCTGCTGTTGAGGTTGAATCTGCGGAGCTGGTGCTGGTGCCGGTTGGCCGCCACCCATTGGTCCACCGAGTTGAAGATTGTCTTTGAAGTCGTATGGCTGAGTCGTTTGAATCGACTGATCAACTGGCTGTTGCCCGTTGCCGTTGCCATTTGGGCTGTATTGTGGCCAGCTCGTGTCGGCCACTTGGCCGGTATCTGGAGCCATTGGGGTGCCCTGCGCTCCGGGGTTCATTGTTGGAGCGGGGGCACCGCCTATTCCACCAAAGCCTACTGGCGCGCCGCCAAGTGTAGTTGCCATTCCTGATTCTCCAGTGGGGGAACTGAGAGAGAAAAAGGATCCGGCAGGGCTAGTGATGAAACAACTTTGGGAATCGGCTCACCACTAACCAACTGCCGATTCCCACCGTAAAAGTAGTGAAACCGTCTTCACGGTGCAACACCTTTCGCGTAGACTGTTACTTGTATCGCACACAGGAGGAAATGACTGATGACCATTAAAACCTGCTTATATTGCAAGGAAAAGTACGACGATGACACGCACTGCGAGCCCTGCCCACACGTAAAAATGGCGGCAATGTACGGTCGTTCTGAACTGCCACTTAGTGGCGACGCGCTGCAGCATGCGATTGACGACGACTTCAATTCTGCGTCGGCCGAAAGCGAATTAGATCGCCTTGCGAAGATTCCCAACTCACGTCCGCTCACTCTAGCGGACATCGTCGGCAACCCGAAACCAACGCCACCGGAAGACCCGGATGAGCTGGTCGACATCACGTTGATCGGCGGATTGTTCGATGGAGAAGTTCTTCGCATGAAAGCGATTCACGCGCATAATCTTGATGAGATCATGCCTCAAGTGAACGGCTCTGGAAAGACTCGTGTTGCCATCTACTGCAACAAGCACGACGGGACATTCGTGTTTGACCAGATGGGTGATCTTGAGGAGATCAAGGGAACGATCTTCGGTTCAGTTTCCAAGTCAGAAATCCCACAGGTGGAACCGGACGACGAGGAAGAAGACGAGGACGAGTACGGCCTGTTCAATGACACACCTTGGACAGATAGCTAACGCCCCGGTGGCGGCGGGTCAGTGGCCGATTCGCTCCCGGCCTCACTCCAACGGCCCGCCGCCCCTCTTTAATCCTAATGAGGAGACACTATGTTTGAAGAACGACGAGGTCTTGTCCTGTCACGAGTTATTGAGCTGGCAGTTTCCGGCAAGCACCGCGAGATTGCCATCTTATTTGTGGACAAAGCGCAGGCCGAACGGGCGCTCAACTACTTGGCAAGGAACCTGGAAGCGCAGCGCAACGACACCAAGGACACGTTGCTTTGGCTGGACGGCGACGTCACTATTCACTTTCTCGTGCATGATCATGAGCAATCTTGGCCACCCCTACGACAATGCCCAGGCTTCATTTTCTCGGACGTTGACGCGGTTTCCAGTCGCTTTATCGACGACACGAAATCCCCTTTAGACGCATTACAGGTGGCTACTGTCATTTGAATGAGTTGAATTTTCCTCGGAAAGTCTGCTACGATACCAGACGGTTAACCAACTTCTTTTTTTAGAGACGGAGAAATATCATGGACCAAGGCACATCACACGTCGGCAATAAGTCCACGAAAGGCAGCGACGGTTCGGCTTCGGATCGCAGCGAATCTCTGACCGCTGGTGGCAAAACAGAAGGCTTCGGCCAAGGCGATGCAAGCAATGTAACGCCCGGCAAGATGACAGGCTCACCCGGTGGTGGTTCCGACGAGACGCGCTAGGCAATACCAAAAACGGTACGGCCGGGTGCGATGACAGCCGGCCGTACCTTTTCAACGCTACCTACAGGAGAGGCAACGCGAACATGAATGATACTAACACAACGACTGAATTAACTGAAGTAGAAGCCTTGCGAGCTGAACTCACACAGCTCAAGGCTGACAACCGCCTGATGCACGAGGCTTTGCTAGCCAACGAGGATCGGCGGAACTGGCACCCCAAACTGGTCGATCGCAAGAAGCCAGTATCTCGACGCGGCAGACACGTGTACTGCTACTGCCGCGTATCTCACCTCGACAGCGTTGAGTCGGGCCTCGGCCTGGACGTCCAAGTCGAGCTGTTCCAAAACTGGTGGAAGTACAAGAAGACTCACCCCGACTTTGCCGAGATGAAGATGGGTTCTTATGGTTGGCGTGGCGGAATGGTTGCACAATACGCCAAGGCTCTTGGCGGTCATGCGATACCACACTCTGAAGGCAAGGGTTATTGTGATGGCTTGTTCATCGACCTTGGTGTGAGCGCTTACAGCAATGCGTTCTGCGCACGGCCGGCAGGCAAGCAGTTGGATAACATTCTTCGCCCTGGCGACATCGTTGTTATTCCCAAGATGGACAGAGGGTTTCGCAATCTTCGGGACTTCGCCAACACGGAGGCGATATGGCGCGAGAACGGCGTTTGTCTTGTCTTTCTGTCTCCTGACGTGGACCTCTCGACTGCAACTGGCATGTTGACTGCGCAAGTGATTGCTTCCGTGTCTGAATTCCACAGCGCCCTGTTGAGCGAACGCATGTGTGAGACTTCCAAGTCTCGATTCATCAGGGGGTTCAACCCCAACGGCGGCAAGGCTCGTCCTGGCTTCAAGCGAACCGGAAAGAACACGACTCAACCCTATTGGCTTGAACGTCGATTGATCCATGAGATTCTCGTTAAGACCGCCGATGGATGGTCGCTGAATAAGATCACCGATTACATCGAAATCTTGCGTTCCCAAATTGAGCACAAGAAGCCCGGCCTGAGAATTGTATTCAACCCTCGGACGCAGAAGGGTTACCGCTGGACCGCTGGCATGGTTGGCCGTATCCGCGAGAACCAAATGAAGTTTCCAATGTCCCCCCTGTTTCCCCATGAAGAGAATAACTGATGAACCAAATAGACCCCAATGAGCGTGAACCTCTGCCTTTCGGTAACCCCGGCGCGACTCACAACGAAGCGATGGCCCAGGCACCGGCAGAGGTTGGCGTTGTCACTGAACAGTTTGTGATGCCAAGCGCTGAATCTGCCGATGACGCATTGCGAAGCATTCGCGACTTAATGTCGCAGAATATGTCACCAACGGACACGGCCGACGCGTTGGAGCGACTGACGGCCGACGTATCTGGCGTGTCCGCTAGTTTCATGACGCAGGCCCCACAGCCTGCGCCGGTGCCTCAGTCTGTGCCTCAGTCTGTGCCCATCGATACGTCTCAATCGCGCGAGCGGAACATGGCTCTAGTGGAGTCGATGAAGAACACTCGCAACGCTTCCGGTCTGCTTGGCCACCTGCTGGAAATCATCGACACGCTTCATCGCCGATCTGACGGTCGGTTCTCGTATGACGAGGCAGTCGAGTTCCTCTGTGATACCGCGAATGTTCTGCGCGACCCTGACGCACAGAAGACGATTAACCTACTTGCAGCATCCCCACGGTTGGATTGATGACCAAGCCCACCAAGACCAGCTTGCGCTTAGCGAGGCTGTTGAAGTCTCCGCAAGGTAAGCGGATTCGCGCCCGCGAACTGAAGCGCCAGTACAAGATGAAACGACTGATGATCGCCAGAGATACGGCAGCGATAGCGCACAGAGAAGAAGACTAGATTTCGCCTTCGCCGATCTCGCATTCCATCAGGTCAGACTCGGCCTGTTTGTACGCCGTGCATGCGTCACCTTTGAGCATGTATAGCGAGTCGCGGATCTCCCGCAGGGTGTTGATCCTCTTCCGTGAGGCGTATGACTTCAGCAAGTTGACTCTGAATTTGTATCAGCATGGGAATCACATCAGATGACAGTGGTATTGGTGGAGGTGGCGGCTGTTGACCCCACACTTCATACCAACCAATCAAGAGTATGATCGACGCCGTGAGAACCCCCATAAACCTGTCACCCATCGCGATTTCCTCGCTTGTGATCATCGATTGCTTTCCGCAACTGTTTGATCTGCTGGCTCATGTCTTTCAGTTGCTTCTTTGGAACCGAAAGTAGTCGCATCCACAGCATGTACGCGCACAATGCTAACAGACAGTACGGAATAAATCTAACGAGATCCGTACCTGCCGAATCTGCAAGGTAGTCCATGCGCGCCCCTTCTGTGCCACCAACGGGTTATGTCTAACCCCGGAAATCACCCTGATTCAGGCTCGTCTTCGAGTTTATCGATTCTCCTTGAGTGATCTCCGATCTGCGTTTCAAAACGCACCCGGTCAGTGTCGCACTGCGATGCGTGCAAGCGAAGTTCGTTGATCATCACCGTCATGTCCCCGGCCATCGTGCCGACTTTACTCTCCAGCTTGGATAGCGACCAGATGCCCCGCGTCAGCAGCCCAAGAAGTGCTAATGCAAATCCCGCCAACGCGATCCATTCTCCAGTGGACAAATTCTGCGCTGCCGACAAGCTATCTTCCATCTTCTCCTCCGCTATTGGGGACTTTGATATCGGACTTTACCATATACGCATGTAAACAGGCAATTCCCGGCTTGACCCATCAATTCCAATAGCCAATACTGCGTGTGCCAAAGCCGTGTATCTTTCCTTCCCCCACGTACAAAGACCCTTTCTCCGGGGGTGCGGCCTGTGTTTCGCGCTTGAAGCATGGCTTTGGCAACCCGCCCTCCGGTGAAAGGGTTTTTCTTTTAACAAAGGATGGTGCGATGCCGGCAAACCCCGAAAATATCTTCGGACCTCTCAGTGACGACCAGATGCGTGAGATCCAGCTCAAGGTAAACGTGGCCGGCACCCACCGTCCAACCCTTGATTCCATGAAGTCTGACGCTGTGAACAGGGATGAGATCACGAGTAAGCTTCTGGGCACATTTCTCAATGACCCTGGAAGCGGTCTTTCTCTCAGCGCAATAACAGTCGCCCCAAATCCACAAGCCCACACCGAGCCGCTGACCTTGCCGCCGCTGCTAGTCTTGGAAGAAAGGCTTAGCAAGGTTGACAAGCCAGCGAATCCCAGCCGCGTGGAGCCCATCGACCTCGAAATGAAGAGGAGATTCCGATGGTAAGCCTCTGGGAAGTACAGCGCGTGTACCTCGAAGACTGCATGCGCCGCATAGAGGAAGGGTTGCTAGCGGTGCGCCCGACCATCGACGAATTGAATCTGGAACTAAGCACATTTTCACGGGAGAACTCATCATAGTCGCAAGGTGTCGTCGGCGGGCGCTGGTTCTCCCGTGAGAGGTTTACGCCAGTACTCCACTATCCGTAGGTGACCCGGTGCATCTCACCAATGCACGACGCCAACACCGGGACCTTTTCACACCAAAATCATTAGTCCAAGGAGAAGATTTATGCCCTACGAAAACGCTGATTTGTCCGCTGTAGACATCGAATTGACCCAGATGGAACAGTACGTTGCAGCCCAGATCGGCATCGCCAGAACCATGCGGAACAGACGCCTTGGAAACACGCCTCGTTTCGGCCAAAAGGTAGAAAATACATGGGCCAACGACATTGAGGGTGCGATGGGAGAGATGGCACTGGCCAAGTTCCTGGGTGTTTACTGGACCGAGAACAGTGCCCCGCAGGCCCCAGACGTCGGCGAGAACGACGAAGTTCGCACCACTGAATACGTTAACGGGCACCTTCTTCTCCACAAATGCGACCACGACGACCGCCGATATTGGCTTTTAACGGGCGTAAACGGGAAATACGTCGTCCGTGGCTGGCTGTTCGGCAGGGAGAAGGACGATGACCCCGACTGGTGGCGAGGGGAGATCGATCGCCCCTGCTACTACGTGCCACAGGACGATCTTCGTGCGCCAGAAGAAGTGCAAAGCCACGTTGTTCGCGCGAACAGTGAAGAATCACCTACTTTTTAGTGAAAAATCACCTACTTGTGTTCGCGCGCGAACACTTCTGACACTGACAGTCGGAGAATCGCTCTTGACAAAGCCGGCCCGGCGCGGAATCATCACAAATGTCAGGTACGTCGGACAACCTCACAACAAACCGGCGAAAGCCGCACACCCCAGCCCGCACGGCGTGCCTGACATCACTTCTGCGGGCTGTTTTTTTGTACCTACAGCAAGGAATCGCCATGACTTCTCCAATTCACACACCCATCAGCAGCAGAGACACTGGCCCCCACCAATCCATGCCCGATCCAGTCGGCAACATCGAAACGCAACTTATGCGATTAAGTGCCGTGTCCGACCATTCCAAGGCCGTAGTGGATGCCTTGGAAGGGCGACTAAACCCGGTTCTTCACTTCGCTCAACCAGCAAGTCCAACGAATGTTCCGGCCGAAGCGGTCGGCAGCAGCTTGGCCGTTCGTCTGGAGAGCCTTGTCACGCAGATCGAAAACGATATGGCTCGCCTTGACAACATTCTGGGCGGAATCGACCTGTGAACCGCGTCATTCCCATCACCGCGATCAGCCGAAGCCGACAAAACAGGGCCGTCGGGCACCAGCGATACTGGGACCGAGAGCTGCAGAAGTACGTTTCTCGGCTGCATTACGAGAAACACCGCCATGAACGGTGGATACGGCTATCAGAAAGGGTTAAGCCATGACCCACGCCGACACGATTCGAGAGCTGAGAGCCGCTTTATGGCTTGAAATCGGCCGCGACAGGATGCCGAGCGAGTTTGAAGACGAATACGACCGTCAGACCTTCCTGTTGACGCGTGGTGTGGGCGTTAAAACGGGGCGTCGAGGCCACCGAGGAATGGCCGAACGGTCATGGCACCCCCGAATACGACGTTCAGCCGGTGATGGGTTGCCAGCTCGTGCGACCCAATATCAAGTGGGACACCCCAAATCAAGACGAAAACCACCCTGCGCCGACGTCCGAGGTGGCGCAGAACAAAATGACCCCGGATCAGCCACGCGCGAATAACGCTTAATCACCAGCGCAATAAAAAGGTAAAGGACTGCTTGGAGTGAGCCCCGTACGCCCAAAACAAGAGAGATACGCATCCGGCCTAGAGGATGCGCACACGCTCATAGTTGGGAGCGAGAGCCAAAGACAAGGCGAATGGCCGATGTCCAGCTCGAAGGGAGTGAATCCAAGAGGTTGCTGTTCGTCCAAGGACTACGGTAAACCGTTCAAGGTTCACCGAAGAATAAGGACTTACAACTTAGTGCATACC